ACCGAGACAATGAGGCAATACATGGTGAGGTCAGGTGTCGCAACGTCAACTGGGGCAAGTATCCAACCATATTCATGAACGCAATGAAGTTTGCCCATGCAATGCACGCAGTCAGGCGGGGCGAGAAGTTTATATTTTTAGTCCAATGCACCGACAAGCTCATGTGCTATGAGGCAAAGAAAGAACACCTACCCAGAATCAAAAACTCATGGGGTGGCAGGGCGGAGATGAGAGATGCACTGGATCGTGAGTGGGTGGTAGAAATTCCAATACAATTATTCAAAGAGGTTAAAGATGCCAGCAGTAATACATGACGACGATATAAACGATATGACAGCTCACGAGGCAAATGCCATCATCGGCGCAGTCAAGATCATATTAGATGCAATCGAGGGAGGACAGCTGGAGATGCCTAATAAAAATAGATTCCACGGTCTGCTCAACTCAGCACATCGCAAGCTAACCCACAAGGACAGTGGAGTTATACAACGGATCAACCAATGACCAAGTGGGATATAGCCATGTGGACTGCTGATATAATAGGCAGCATGTTAGGCGGGATGATTGTTACGATGTTCTTTGGTATAGTCATATACTACGGAATCGGACTAGGGTGCATGTGATGACAGTTAAGAAAAAGGTAGCTATTAAACCCAAAAAGAAAGTGGTTAGAAAGAAAGCTGCACCGAAGAAAAGAGGCAGACCAGCTGGATCGATAAACAAGAAAGACACCCAGAAGCTCAGCCTACTTGAGTACGCACGCAAGAACGGTGGACAGTCACCCATTGAGTTCCTGCTTGATATACAGAATGGTTTGAAGCAGAAGGATGGGCATGAGCCGACACATGCAGAGCGTGTATCAGCAGCTCAGGCAGCAGCACCATACTGTCATCCCAAGCTCCGAAGCATGGAGATCAAGGGTGAGATCATTCCAGCTACCTTCATCATCATGGACGCATGAGCGACTCAATCACTATCGAGGGCATAATTAGGGTGCGTGAGCTTATGGACGCTGTAGACGTGCCAATACCATTAGAGCTTGATCATCTTGTTGATGGCGAGATAGGTCAGCTCAAAGGGTTTGCTATCAAGAGATCATGGATTGATGAGAGGCAGCACGCACCTAATCGCCATGACTGGTGGAATCAGGGGAATAAGTATTGAGTAGTCAGCACGAGGAGATCAAGTTCAGCTACAAGGGCGTACCGACACTCAGGAAGTTCGCTAAGGACAACTCACCCATCAGGTCAGTGATCGGTCCATTTGGCTCGGGCAAGTCCACAGCTGTAGGAGTCATCGAGATACTACGCAGGGCATTTGCTCAAGAGCCTATGAAAGATGGCGTGAGGCGTACCAGATGGATGGTAGTGAGGAACACGTACAAGCAGCTGGAAGATACCACCATCAAGACATTCCACGAGTGGTTGCCACCTAACTACTTTGGTGAGTATCAGAAGTCAGACCACAACTACACCATCACTGCATTCCCCAACTGTGAGATAGAGATCAACTTCCGAGCACTGGACAGACCAGAGCATGTGAGGAATGTACTCTCATACGAGCTGACTGGTGCGTTCGTGAATGAGGCACGTGAGATACCGTGGGCATTGATTGGTCCACTGTTCGGACGTACAGGCAGATACCCATCACGCAGATCAGGCACTAAGGTCACATGGCGTGGCATATTCATGGACTCTAATGCTCCACCCATGAACCACTGGATGTATCGGATACACGAGAAGAAGAACCTCACAGAGCACGAGCAGAAGATGCTCAAGTATTGGACCACATACAATCAACCGTCTGGGTTATCACCAGAGGCAGAGAATAGAGACAACCTACCATCTGACTACTACGAGATGATGGCATCGATGATGACAGAGGACCAGATCAAGGTCTACATCGAGAATCAATACGGTTATCTCAAGGCTGGCAAGGCTGTATATGACACATGGCGTGATCGTGTGCATTGTCGTGACAATCTCAAGCCAGAGGATGCTGCCATCACAATACTAAGGGGCTGGGACTTCGGTCTTACTCCTGCATGTGTACTGGGTTATGTAGCACCGAATGGTCAGCTCAGAGTGTTCAAAGAGTTCGTGACTGATCGTGCAGGTATCGGTGACTTCGGTAAGGCAGTGATCCAGTGGTGTTCACAGCATCTCAAGGATTTCAAGTTCGATGACTGGGGTGATCCATCAGGTGATGCAGGACGTGACACATCAGACAAGTCAGGGTTTGAGGTGCTTGAGGGTTTGGGTGTAGCTATTCAGGGTGCAAGCAATGACCTGATGATCAGGCTGGAGTCAACAAGGTACGGGCTGAACACGCTGATTGATGGCGAGGCTGCACTGGTGGTGGATAAGGATGAGTGCATGGTTATCACTGAGGGTTTTCAGGGTGGTTACGAGTACAGACGGATCATCACATCAGCCAGTGAGCGATATGCTGAGGCTGAGCCAAACAAGAACGCATACTCACATCCACACGATGCGCTGCAATACATCACTCAGGTAGTGTTCGGTGATCTGGTGCTGTATCGTCAGGGTGAGGTTGATGATCTCAGGTCCATGCCACGTAGACAGATGACTGAGGATGACTTTGATTTAGACCTGTATGATCCAGACTTTGAAGATCAACCAACCGAGCAGATAACATGAACAAGAACATTGAGCTGGCTGAGGTCAATACCTACCTGCCAGATATATTCTTTACTGATGCACCAACGCTTGAGGACATCAGGTGGTTTGTTGAGTCGCTGAAAGAAGATGATGGCAATCTCGGTAAAGACCCATTCCCACTCAAATGTGAGCTAAAGGATGGATTCTATACTCGTGAGGTAGAGATACCTGCTGGTCATCTGCTGGCTGGCGCTATCCATCGTGCTGACTCATTCGTGATGATGAAGCGTGGCAAGCTCGTGGTTGCTGCTGAGGGCGAGAGTAAGGTGATCACTGGTCCTTGCATGTTCATGTCATCGAAAGGTAAGCAGAAGATAGGCTACGCTGTAGAGGACACTGTTTGGGTAGACATCCATCGCACTGATGCTAAGACCTTTGAGGAGGCTGATGCTGAGCTGTTCACTGAGGACTATGCAGTGATTGATCGTGATGACTATGAGGACATGCTGGTTGAGATGAACATCACTGATGATGAGGTGCGTAACATCGTGGCTGATATGGTTGATCACGTGGACATCGATGACAAGTACCAGAGTCGTATTGATCTGGCTGTGTCAGACATACAGGGCAGGGGTGTATTCGTGCGTCAGGACTTTAAAGCAGGGGAGATTGTAGTGCCTGTGCGCATCGGTGATCGTCGTACAATGGCAGGTAGATACACCAACCATTCACCTAATCCGAATGTGATTGGCGTACTGGACGGTGACGTTGTAAACTTTGTAGCAGTCAACAATATCTCTGCTGGTGATGAGCTGACAGTTGATTACAGACAGGCTAGGCAAGTGGCATGTAAAGCAGACAAACTTTTAACTGAGGATTAAAACCATGTCATCATTTGTAGCAGCAACAGTGGTACTAGCAGGAGCAACTGCATACAGTGCAGTAGAGGCACACAAGGCGCGTAAGGATGCAAAGAACGAGCAGAACAGAATACAAGCCGAGGAGAAAGAGAAGCAGGGTAAGCTCGATGCTGAGATAGCAGCAGAAAAGAAAGCATCTAACGATAAGGCGCTGTCACGACTCAAGCGCAAAGGTCATCAGGGCACGATACTGGGTGGCAACACAGATGCACCATCACTACTTGGTAGCGTAGGGTAATGGCTATCAAACCAACCAATTACTCAGCACGTCAACTATGCGGTATCTATGACGGGTTAAAGGCTGAGAAGTCCACAGCAGAGAACCATCACCAAGAGATCAATGACTTTGTGATGCCATCCTTCTCTGATGTGACGCAGATTAATGAAACAAATGGGCGCAAGAAAGGGCAGAACCTATACGTTGGTATCGGTCAGTATTGTGTCAATCGACTGGCTAAAGCTATTCATGGATCACTGACATCAACAGCAGCTCAGTGGTTCAATATCGTGCTATCCAATAAAGAACTGATGGAAGATCACGAGATTTCAGACTGGTTTGCTGACTGCTCACGTATTCAGTTTGATTACATGGTTGCCAGTAACTTCCCTAACGAGATCATGAAAACCTACAAGGCACTGATCGGTTACGGCACTGCTAACATGAACACGGACCAGTCCAATGATCCGCGCACTGGTGCATTCGACAAGCTCAAGTATGAGACATGGAGCATCCGTGAGTACGTGTTTGCTGAGGGTGATGACGAGCTGCCTACAATGGTCATGCGCTTGCACAGGCTCACAGCTGATCGTGCTCATGACAAGTGGGCTTCACATCCAAGATTCAAAGGGCTTGGTGGTACAGCACAGGCAGCATTCGATGCACCAAACAAGCGATACCTCGACAAGCACGAGTACCTTGAGGTGTTCTACAAGCGCAACATGTATGAGGATGCTAAGGGCAAGGCTAAGCAGTGGCAGCACATGCCGTGGGGTTATGCGGTAGTTGATTACAAGTCTAAGAAAAAGATCATCGAAGGCGGTCAGATGG